CGAAGCAACCGTGAACGGTGTCGACAAGACCACCGCCGCTACCACCACCTTGCAGGCAGCCGATGTTCGTCGCGCTGTTGCCAAGTTGCGTGGTGCGAACGTGCAGCCCCGTGATGGTGCGTTCTATGTCGGAATGCTGCACCCGGACGTTTCCTACGACCTCCGCACGGAGGCCGCTGCGTCTGGTGCAAACGTCTGGCGCGAGCCGCACACCTACACCGAGGCTGGCGTTGGCAACATCTGGTCAGGCGAGGTCGGCGTGTACGAGGGTGTCAAGTTCATCGAGTCCGCTCGTGTTGAACAAGCCGCCAGCGCTACCCGCTCGGTCACCAACAAGGCATTGACCAGCAACGTCGCAACCCTCACCACCTCTGCCGCACACGGCTTTGAGGTTGGCGAGTCTGTGACCGTGGCCGGTGTGGACGCTACGTTCAATGGCTCTCACACCATCACCGCTGTTACGAGCACCACGTTCTCGTTTGCTAAGACGGCATCGAACGTGACCTCGGCTGCGGTGGACCCGGCTGGAACTGCTTCCAGCCTCGACCACAAGGTCATCATCATGGGTAAGCAGGCTCTTTTGGAGGCTGTCACCTATGAGCCCAAGTCGGTCATCTCGCCGGTGACGGACAAGTTGATGCGCTTCCGGTCGGTCGGCTGGAAGGGGCTTCTCGGATGGAACATCTATCGTCCCGAGGCTCGTTACGTCATCACCTGCACATCCAGCATCTAGTCACAAACTAGATCAACGGGAGGGGGCTGCCACAAGTGGCCCCCTCCCCACTCAATCAAGGAGTTTCTATGTGTGCTTCGTGTGGTTGCAAGGATGTAAACGACGCAATCATCCCGGGGAATAACGCCAAGGGCGGGAAGATTCCCACGCAGAAGGTGGAACACAAGAAGTGAAGATGTGGCGAGGACCAGAGTTGACTTACAAGCGTGGTCGCCCTGATCCGCTGTGGTTTACCTCGTGGCAAATCGGTCAAACTGTGGTGAAGAAGGACGGTGCATGGCGCACCATCATGACACCTCAGGGTGACTTCCTCGCTGAATGCGATGTCGTCCTGCGTGGCGGCTACGCGATTGAAATTTCAGATGAACTTGCTGCCGAACTAGCGGCAGCAGGTTACGGCGATTACGTGTCGGAGTCTTGATGTCGTTACATCGTGAACGTACGCACCCTGAGTTTGTGGAGGATTGCTTTGGCTGCAAAGCCAGCACTCTTTCATACCAAGACATGCACATTCGCGCTTGGTCCCACGCGAACGACAAGGAACTGAATGCGTATCGGGATGCACGCAAAGACGGTATTCAGCCGAGAACTACAAAGATGAAGGACATTAGTGCTGCGGTGAAGGCCTCCGATGTCCTCGGTCGGGCGGTGAAAGCGTGAGCACTTTTTCGGAGATCATCGAGGACACTCTTGCTGAGGTGTCCTCGTATGTGAAGAACCAGGAAGCAATCACGGTTCTCACTCAGTCGGCAACGGACTCTGACACAACCCTGACAATTGATGAGGCTGGCAGTATCAGCCGGGGTTTGGCTGAGATCGGTGATGAGTTGGTGTACGTCAAGTCCGTAAACCAGACCGCTGGCACCATCACCGTTCTTCCTGGTGGTCGAGGCTGGCGCGGAACGACGGCGACGGCACACCCGGTGAATACGATAATTCGCAATAGCCCAACGTTTCCACGGGATCAGATCAAGCGAGCGATCAATGACACTATTCGTGGTATTGACCTTCGGGCTATCTCGTCTTACGAGTTCACGTTCGATGGGACTACGTACGCGTACGCGCTACCCGTCGATTTCCAAGACATCACAGGTATTACGTGGAATGCGCCGGACACGACTGAGGTGTGGCCGGTTATTCGCAGGTTCCGCGTGGACCGTAACTTCCGGGTGGCCGGTGATTCCAGCACCGTCCGTTCTGCGCTAGTGCTGAATGAGTATCCGATGCCTGGCCGCACGGTTCGCGTTCAGTACGCGAAGTATCCGACCGCGATGAGCACGCTTTCCGATGACTTTGCAACGGTGACCGGATTGCCTGACTCAGCCGAGGACGTTATTCGCCTTGGCGCTATGTGGCGGCTCGTGTCCACGATTGACCCAGGCAAGGTTATTGCAATGACTCCATCTGCCGACTTGGTGGATTCGCCGGTTGGTCCTGGGGATTCGACCACGGTGGCTCGCTACCTGTACCAGTTGTTCAGCGTTCGCTTGGCGGAAGAGAAGGCCAAGCAGCAGGACAACTACATATCAACCATTCAATACGCGAGGTAACGTATGGGAACTCCCGCTCGGTATTACTCTTCGACCGCCGTCACGACGACGCTGGCTGCGTCTATTGGTGCGTCTGACACTTCGCTTCAGGTTGCCTCGTCTAGCGGCTTCCCGTCAAGTTATCCATTCACACTCTTGTTGGAGAAGGACTCAGCCAACGAAGAGATTGTCACCGTCCTTGCCATCGTTGGTTCGGCGTACACGGTCACTCGCGGTGTGGATGGTACGTCTGCTCGTGCCCACTCTGCTGGCACGTCGGTTGAGCATGGTGTGTCTGCGCTTGACTTTACTGACTTTCGTAGTCATCAGGCTGCGGCAGCCAATGTTCACGACATTGGTGCGACGGCGAGCGTTGTTGGAACTGACACTACGCAAACCCTCACGAACAAGACTCTGACTTCGCCCACTATCAACGCCGCTACCGTGTCGGGTGCTGTGACCAGCACCGCGACGATCACGGGTGGCACGGTAAATCCGACCACGTTGCAGCAGGGTGGCGTGCAGGCGGTGACAACGACTGACACGCAGACGGTGAGCAATAAGACGCTCGGTAGCGATCTTGCCGCTGGTGGTTTCAAGGTGACGGGGTTGGCTGATCCGTCATCTGCTCAGGATGCTGCGACGAAGAACTTTGTTGAGACTGGTGTTACGTCGCAGGTTGTGGCGGCTACCACTCAGGCCACGAACGCGGCTGCTAGTGCGAGCGCTGCCTCCACATCGGCATCTAATAGTGCGTCGTCTGCCTCGGCTAGTGCTACCTCGGCAGCGGCCTCGGAGGTTTCTCGGCTTGCGTCGGAAGCAGCGCAGGCTGCTGCGGAAACCGCTGAGACAAACGCTGAGACTGCGGAGACTAACGCGCAGACTGCTCAGACGGCGGCTGAGACTGCCCGTGATTTGGCTTCTGATTGGGCGACTAAGACCACCGGGACGGTGGACGGGTCGGAGTATTCCGCGAAGTATTACTCGCAGGAGTCTGCGACTCAGGCCACCGCTAGTGCCAGTAGCGCGTCGGCTGCCGCTGGTAGCGCAAGCGCCGCATCGACAAGCGCATCAAATGCGGCTACCTCGGAGACAAATGCGGCTGCTTCGGCTGTGTCAGCGGCGAGTAGCGCCGCTGCCGCCGCGTCTTCGTATGACCAGTTCGATGACAGGTATCTCGGCGCGAAGTCGACCGGCGCTCCAAGTACGGACAATGACGGGAACCCGCTCGTAACAGGAGCCCTCTACTACGACTCGGTAGAGGGCAAGATGTATGTGTACGACGGCTCGGGTTGGTTGCCTGCTAGTGCCGCGAGCGTGGCGAGCATCGTCACCTATGAGTACACGGCTACCGCAAGCCAGACGGTGTTCACGGGGAACGACGACAACGCGGTGAGCCTGTCGTTCACGGGTGCGCTGATTCAGGTGTTCTTGAATGGTGTGCTGCTCAGCCCCGGTGATGACTACACGACAAGCACGAACACGGTGACGCTTGCTAGTGGTGCGGCGTTGAATGATGTGCTGGTGGTGGTGGCGTTCGCGTCGTTCAATGTCGCTGACACTTACACGCAGGCGCAAGCCGATGCCTTGTTTGCGACTAAGACTGAATTGACTTCTGTGGAAGCACTAGCCCTGTTGGGACTCTAAGGAGAAAGAATGGCAAACTCATTTACGGTCCTGTATCGCGGGGCTGCTGCAACATCTAGCACCACTTTGTACACGGTTCCTGCTGCTACGCAGACGCTTGTTACGTCGTTTGTGGTGACGAATACAACTTCGACTGATGCGACGTACACGATCACGATGAATGGTGTGGATGTTGCAAAGGACGCAACGGTGGCAGGTAACGACTCGGTGATTATTGAGTTCAAGCAGTTGCTTGATGCGACTCAGGTGTTGGCTGCTTTGGCTTCTGCTACGTCGGTGAACTTCTCTGTGTGTGGATTGGAGATTTCCTAATGGCGGTT